ATGTGGGGATGATACACTTTCATGTGCGACCTTGGGTGGAAACGAGATTTGGTTGAATGCAAAGCGATGGATGGAAGGTGCTGCTCCTTCCAAGTTACCCTTGGAACGATACCGGCAATACATGGTCACGCATGAAATGGGTCATTCATTGGGATACGAACACGCAAAATGCTCTTCAGGTCCAGCACCCGTCATGATGCAACAAACCTTAGGGATTGGAAAGTGTTCTCCAAATACTGCGGTTACACCGACAGACCTTACTCGGTTACTTTCAAAATCATCACGCCGCTCACAATGAGTGCAATCGCAATGAAATCGTGGAAATGCATCACTTCCTTGAACAACAAGATACCCACAGTGGTTGTCGCCATCACAGACAATCCGGACCACAATGCGTTGGTCATCGCCATACCTGTGTTATTCATTGTGAATCTCAACAGGTACCCTACTGCTGTATAAAACAACACACCGACCGCAAAGAAGGCTGAGTTGTCGATACTACGCTTGAAACAGCTCATGGCGAGTGTCTCCAATAATACGATTAAGAGCACATACCAATACACGCGTGGAATACCCATTTATGTAAAGGTGTGATTTATTGCATGCGAGTCGATGCGTCACGAAGAATGAGTTTAGTGTCCATTGTGGCGGGTGAGAAGAAGTTATCCACTACCTTTTTCACGACTTTTTCATCGAAGGGCTTGCATGAAAAGACATCGAGATAGATATCATCGGTTTCCTCAACAAAGTGTGCGCAAATGTTGGAGGTCTCAATCAACTGAACCAAGGTAAATCCCTTCTTGTTACCGGTTCCAAACATCACAATCTCAGGCTTTCCGTAAGGAACCATATCAATTTGGTTCACCAATGTAGAGGTGAACACACCAATGTGTTGTGCAGAGCGAATCGAGGCAGGAATGCAGTTGCGTCCGTTCAAAATCAGATGGTATCCCCAATGAGTCATATACTATTAGGACATTTAATTGCTGTAAGCCAGTCCACCCATACCGCTCATGATGCGGAAGATGTTGTAGTTGACGGCATACATACGGAAGTTGTAAGGGTAGCTCTTGCTTGGGTATGAACCTGGATCACCAATCTTGCTGTCGTAGACCAAGGTGGCGGTATCAATGCGAGAGAAGTTGCAAGTGCCGGATGGCTGGTGCTCCTCGGGGCTGATAGCAAAGGAATACATGTTGATTGGGTTAGGAGCTGAATTTGGAACGACTGCAGTTTGACCGATGAAACGGTTAAATGCACCACCTGTGTGGTGTTGGTAGGGTTGAACCTTCCAGAAGTAGTCGCCATATCGCTCATCAAATCGGTCCTGTCCGTTGAGTTGGATACGAGCACGATTGACAATATCATCGTAGGTGAAGGGTTGTGTATACTTACCACCGGATGGAAGTGAGCAGTCTGTTCTACGTGCATCTTGGAAGACCCAGATGAGCTCCTTAACTGGGTGGTTCAAGGTCAAGTCAATGCGTCCAGAACCTGTTGTAATGGTTTGCTGACCGGAGTATTGAAGTTGCTCAATCAAATACTCATGGCTTGCCTGTGCAAATCGTCTGCGCTCCTCGACATCCAAATAGACATAGTCAAGGTAAAGTGCCATGTCTTTGAGTGGAGGAAGTGCAGATGCGGCGGCAGCCAAGGAAGCAGCACCGGTGGTTGCACCCTCTACGAGGTTGATGCTATCCTCGAGTGTGATATTGAATCGGACTTCATGGTATTGAAGAGCAATCAATGGAAGTGCAAGACCTGGATTACGGTTGAACCAGAACTGGAGAGGCACATACAAGACATTGGGGCGGCCCTGGCATGATACGGTTGAAGTATCTACATCACCGGCACCATATTGTCCTCCAACCATGTTGTCCAGCTTGACGGCGGTATCAAAGTTGGCAGTCAAGGTCTCCCATAAGTAGAGCCACTCACCATAGTGACGGTCGATGATTTGTCCACCAATCTCAACCTCAATCTGCTTGAGCAAGCTATATCCGAGACGGCGTTGTACACCTCCTGACCAAGTTACGGCTGAAAGCGTATCGGTTGCAGGTAGTGTGACCTCGACATAGGTCTTCCAGATCAGGTCTGCATTACGATTGACAATCGCTACGACGCGTTGTCCGTAGGTGGGCATACCTGTGAAGTTGACGCGGAACGCCTCCACGGCAAAGTTGGTGTGACGCTTGAACAACACCTTCCAGAAGGTAATGTGAGGATTTCCAGTGATATACGCATCTTGTGCACCATACGCAACGAGTTGAAGAAGACCGCCACCCATTATGTTTATATTCTCGGAGGATAAATTCTACTTCAGCGTCCGCGCAACAAAGTGTTTCATAAAGACAATGTATGGAGGCAAGTTTCTTGCCAATGGTGCAGATACCTGTGTCTATGACCCTCCGGTGAGTTGTGACCCTCCGAACCCATCCATCGACGTCGAAAATAAAGTTTCACGCATTGTGTCGGTAAGTTCGGGTGAACGCGAGAAACAAGCATTTCTTCAAAAAGTGATACAAGACGTCGAACCGGTCTTTCCATCCATTCGAGACTATGTGAACTTTGCGACGGATTCGTGTACGCCTAAATTCAAGCCTGAAGACGAACAACAATCCTGTAAAGTCAAAGACCTTGCGAGTGGAAAACTTGTGAATTTGATCACGCCTAAACAGGGAAAGGATTTTTGGCGACTTCAGGTCACTCCTGACTTCAAAGTGAAGTTTCCAACCTACATGATGTTGCTCGCAACTGCGATGAGTTATCTGAATGAGTATGGACTCATGCACACCGACTTACATGGCGCAAACATTGCGTTGATGAACAATAAGTTGGTCGCACACGATTGGGGGCGGTCCTTCAACAGCCGTGACGAGAGACAACTCAACAACTATTTGGAGTGGGCCAAACGCACAAGTGCCCTGAAGAATCGAGCTGAATATCGCTACATTGTACCCATTCTCGAGAATACAGGTTACTTCCAAGGACTTATCAATCGAACTACGAAAGCTGGAAGAAATAAACTACAGATGGTCCTGACTCGGTCCTGGGATACCTTGGCGTTGATAGGAACCTCCGAATACGAAAGTCTTATCCCCAAGGATGCAGTCAACAAGTTCTTGTCTGCATTTGTTCGTATTGTAGCACAGAAAGACGGAGACTTCTCTGTGCGCCTGCGTGAAATCATTCCTCTTGCGTTCGTATCGAGTTCTGTGATTCCACCGGCTGTGATACCTCCTCCACCAGTCAAAGTCAAAAAGACTCGAAAGGTCAATTCGAAGCCCAAAAAGACTCGGAAGGCAAAAGCGGTTATTGCACCTCCTGTGGTTCCACCTCCTATAATTCCATCTCCTATGGTTGCTCCCGTGGTTCCACCGCCCGTGGTTGCGCCTGTACCGGTCAAAGTCAGAAAGACTCGGAAGGTGAATTCGAAACCGAAGAGGACTCGAAAGGTGGTTCCACCTGCGCCAATCCCCAAGTCCATGTACGTCAGTGAGTCCGCTTCAAACCAAGAAGTTGTTAAACTTCGTAAAGACATTGCAGCGTGTGATAACGAAGTAGACAAGTTGCGTAACAAAGTCCGACAAATTGCAGAATTGACTAAACTTTCTCCTCGACCATAAGTAATGAAAACTCGTGTATCGTCCAAATTTGATAAGTGTGTGAAGAGTGTGCGAAAAACGGTCAAGGCTCGTAAGGGTTCCAATAAGGAATCTGCAGCCATTGCGATTTGCACCAAGTCAGTCTTACAGACACGAGGACGCACCATGAAACGCTATCGCAAGGGACGCTTGACTACCCAGAAATGGCTTCAAGGGCTTGTTTAGCCGCTAATTGTTCAGCCTTTTTGCGCGTGCTTCCACTTCCATAGGCTAGGTGCTTTCCAGTCGCATCACAGACTGCAACGCGTATCTCATTCTTTTTTGGGTCATTCGATAACATCTCGTACGTCGGTGTTAACTTGAGTTCACGCTGACAATGTTTCTGAAACAAATCCTTGTAATTCGTCGTCTCATGAATCACTTCTTCAATGTCTAGGTATGCCTCCATCACAGAGGTTACAAAGGTATACACGATATGAAACCGATTCCCGCAGTCGGTCCACAACGCACCAATAAAGGCTTCAAAGATATCCCCTAGTTTCTTGGTATTGTTACGCCCTGCAATCGCAGGCGATTCTTCATTATGACGAGAGATGACGTAGAACTTATCCAACCCAATTTGCCTCGACAATTGACCGATACATTCATTGTTCACCAAG